TCAGACCTATTTCTTTAGAAATTGTTGGTAATACTGATGAACTTGATAAGATTGATTGTAAACTTTGGTTTATATTCATCAAAGTAGAATCTACGCCACCCAACTTATTACCAGATTTTTCTGGTACTGGTTTATTATCAGATCCCATTTGTTGAGTTTTTGAACCGCCAGTTATACTTTTGGCAGCACCAGATAAACTTTTAACAGAACCTTTTACGGCACTTTTAAAAGAACTTTTTATCTGGCCAGCTATAAAGCCACCTACTTGGTCATACACATCAGCCATCTATCTCTTAGCCCTTTGCATTTGTTGTTGTAGCTCAAGTCTTTCTTTTTCTTTTTTCAAGTAATCTACTAATAGAGAGATATAGATATTTCTTTCCCACGGTATCATATCCTCCAATTCAGACAAACTATACTTATGGTGTTGCATTAAAGCAAAGTTTGTTTCATAATAGTTTTTCAGAGTGTCATAACGAAAGATTAGACGAAAAAATTTTGCATACCCTTTACAGTAATTTGTTCATTGTGTCCACATTTAGGACAATTAAAATCCAAATCTTTTTTTACTTCAGGCATGGTACTAAAGAAGTCCTTAAACTTTTCTAAATCTTTTTGTTGTAATGAATCTACAAATTCTTCTAACTCTTTTTTAGGAGTATCTTTTGCGTAATACATTTGTTCTTCATCATAAATGTAATCAATACAATCAATTAAAACTTTTAACATAGCTTCATTTTCATTCATTTTATCATACTTCTCAAACATTTCAAAAGTTGGATACTTTAAACAAACACCAACTTTTTCTGTTATTTGTATTTTATCAACATGATTATCATGTATTGTTGGTTCAATTTCTAATATATTAACATCAAAATCAACAACATGATTACATTTCTTTTCTTCTTCTTCACCATCTACATTCGCATTACATTTATATTTTAAATTTACTACTTCATCAACCGATCTAGCTCTTAGGTTCATGAATAGATATTCTAAATCGAAAGATGGTAAATTATCTACATCTACTTCATCTAACAAACAGTTTTTTAAAACATTCCTGATTGTTGTTACTAATTCTTTTGTGTCATCTGATTCTGCTGACATCAAAAAAAGTTTTTGTTCTTTGACCAAAAAAGGTCTATAACGAACTGATTTACCGGATGATATAAGTTTCAACTCATACGTTGGTACATCTAGTCTTGGTAATTTAATCATAATTTTTCACCTATAAATTAAAAAAGATTTCTTACTAAATTCGCACCTTTACCTCCAAGTAAAGAAGCTGCAGCTTGACCTATGTCATAACCACCCTCATAAACGGTACTATACTTTTGATATGCAAAAGAAACTGATAGTCTATGAAAACCATCATCAGACCAACTTAACGGTTGAGGTGCAACACCAACTGGGTAAGCGTCCTCTAAATTTACAACATAAATTTGTTTTATAAAATCATCATATTGTATAATTTTAAGTTGAGTGTAATAACTTGATAATTGACCTTTTGGGAATCTCATATTGTTTGTGTCTGGTGGCATAATAGATTCTGTCCACCTTTCAAATAATTTTCTTTCATAAAACTGATTACTGCAAATGAATGTTAAGTTTATATCAGCATATGATCTTTGATAAGGTACTTTAAAGATTGGACCATATATCTTAACATCAGCCGTTTGAAATGTTTTTCCTGGTAACTCAGCAGATTCACATTGCAACGCTAAGTATCTTGAAAGAGCTGAAGTTCCTCCAGTAGATCTACCTAATGCTTTATTTACAACATCAGAGATGTCACCAAATACAGAGTTTGGAAAATTGAGTATTTTTTCTATCACAGAATTACCAACCGATTGATTAATATATGGTGGTATCGGTAATATAACCTCAAACCTGGATGGCCTTGCTGGACCATCTTTTCCTTGCATATTTGATAAAAACAAATTAGGTGAAAATGACATTATGTCTCCTTGTTAAGTCTAAGTATTTATGCCAATCCTAAATGTTTTTCTGTTACAAGTTTGAATTCCCAACCACGTTCTTGACAAAATATATCAGCTGCTCGCCATTTTTCTTGATTTACAGCATATGTGGCGGCTTCTTCTAAAAACTTTTTTGTTTTTCTTTTTTGTTTTGGTGGTTTAGTTTGTCTATCAGGTTTAACTTCTAATATAAAAGTTTTTTGTTTTGTCTTTACTATGAAGTCTGGAAAATAACGGTGAACTCTCTGATCAACTGGTGAACGATAACGTATTGGTAATTCTTCAGATGCCCACCACACAACGGCTTCATTCTCATCAAGATATTTCATCATACGAAGTTCCCATGATGAACGATATATGATATTACCGGAATTACCATTGTATTTTTTAGGGTTTTGTGGTGTAAATCGTCCTTTATAATACGTTTTTTCTCGTTTGGATGTCATAAATAATATGTATTCAACATAAAGGACTACTATGGCACTTTTCGGACTCGGAGATATAAAATTTGATAAAGGCCCTGTTAGATCAGGACCTCTTGCACCACTTACTAAATCAAAATATGAAAAAACAAATTTCAGATATCCACTTGATATAGGTAATGCCGATAAAGGTCATTACATGGTTTTATATATTAAAAAACAAAAGGAAACCAGATTTGGAGGTGAAGGTGAAAGTGATCCCGCTGCCGGTATGCAATCTGAATCTGGTTTTACTGCAGCCGCAAATCAAAATAAACTAATGGGTGGTGGAGCTGCAGCTTTATCTAAAACAGGAGCCGGTAGTAAACTATCAGGTAGTTTAGCAGCTGCTCAAAATTTTGCCACAGGAGTTTCTGCTGGAATTAACTCTGCAGCTGATAAACTTGGTAGTGCCGTGAGTGGTGTAACCGACAAAATATCAGAGGTTGGTGGTAACGTACAAGCAGGTTTGAATAATGTATTTGGTATGAAAAAATTACCTCTCGGAGGTAATTCAGCTGCTCAAAGAAGTGTGATTTCGACAAATATTAAATCAATATCAGCTGATAGGGGTGCAGGTGCAGGAGGTCTGGCAAGGACCGTTTCAGAAACAAAAGCTGCTGTAACACTTTATATGCCAGAAACTTTGATGTTTAATTTTTCACAAAGTTTTCAACAAGCAAATGTAGGTAAAGAGTTGATAGGTCAAGTAGCGGCGGCTACTGGTCTTAACGACCCATCTAAACCTGAGATGAGAAAACCAACAGCAGAATCTGCAGCAAGAATTGCACAAGAAGTTGGGGCCAGAGGAGCAGGTGCATTAACGGGTAGTCCTAGTAGTGCAGCTGTTGGGGCAGCTATACTTGGTAGTGTTGTAAACCCAATGTTAGAAATGGTTTACTCTTCACCAAATTTTAGGTCTTTTCAATTTGATTTTAACTTTTATCCAAGAGATGAAAAAGAGGCTCTTGAAGTGCAAAAGATACTTAAATTATTAATGTTTCATCAAGCACCAGAAATATTAGCTGGCGCACCTGGATTTTTAGTCCCTCCTTCAGAATTTGATATAAAATTTTATTATGCTGGTAAAGAAAATATGAACATACCGGTTATTGCACCAAATGCCGTTCTCACAACAATGGATGTAAACTATGCACCACAAGGTGCAAGCTTTTATGAAGTACCAGGTGAAACGAGTCCAACATTAGGTGGGACAGGTATGCCATTTGCAGTAAATTTAGTTTTACAATTTCAAGAAACAATATTTCTTACTAAAGGTGATTTTCATGATGAAAAAAGTGAAATTAAACCGGCAGGCCAAAAAGCAAGAAATGATCCAAGTAGGGACTCTTACTAACAATAGGTAATTAAATGGCAAAATATTTCAAACATTTTCCAAAAACTTTTTATACACCCGATACAGATACGGATGGCTTAGATACAGTCACGAATGTTATTGCTAGATTTAAAATAGCAGATGGTCTAATAGAAAATACAAATATGTTCTACCCATATGATGTTCAAGATACTGATACACCAGAAATCATTGCAGATAAAATGTATGGTACTCCAGAAAGACATTGGATTGTTTTATCTCTTAATAAAATAATAGACCCACAATGGGACTGGCCAATGCGACAAGAAAACTTTGTCGAGTATCTAAATAAAAAATATGAAACAGAGGGTACCGGAAATAACACAACAGGTGTATCTTGGGCTTTAGATGAAAGTAATATTCAGGCTTACTATAAAACAGTAACAAGAACAATTACTGCTGGGGCTTCAAGTAGGGTCTCTCGCAGTAATAGTCAAATAGTAGAGAAACTTGAGATTGATGCTAGTACATATGCTAATGTTGCCATATCAACCGATAATTATACTTTAAAAGATGGTAATAAAGTTATAGAAACAGTAACAAAATCAACTGAAAGTTATTATACATATGAGTTCAATTTGAATGAAGCAAAAAGAACAATTAGAATACTACAACCAGATTTTGCACTTGAATTAGATAAATCATTTAAAAAGGTATTTAGATAATGGCTGAAGAGCTCCGTGACTCGCAACAGTTTCATGTTAACGAGTTAGTAATCGTATCAAAAGGTGAATCAATAGATATAAAAGAAATTTTTTCAGAATTAAATCTGTTTGATTCTTTGTATATGCCTGTAATGAGTGGTAAACTTATAATATCAGATTCTACAGGGTTATCATCAAAACTTTTATTTGATGGTTCAGAGGTTTTATTAATTGATGTATCAAAAGTAGAAGGTTCTGATATAGGGCAATTTAAAAAAGCATTTAGAATATATAAACAGTCTGATCGTATGCCAGCCACAGAGAGAACAGAACAATATGTTTTAAGTTTTGTTTCTGATGAACTTCTTTTTTCAGACCAACAACGTGTAAATCAGTCATACAGAATGACTTATATGGAAATGGTCGAGAGAATAATGATAGACTATTTGAAAATACCACCAAATAACTTAAATGGAGTTTATGAAGAATCAGCCGGTGTTCGTGACATAATAATACCAAATTTAAGACCAATTGAAGCTATACAATGGCTTGCTAAAAAAGCAGTTAATATGGATAACTCTCCTAGTTACATATTTTTTCAAAACTTAATAGGATATAACTTTATAACTATATCTAAACTTTTGTCTGAACCTGATATTATAGATATTAATTTTAAAACAAAAAATCAAAACGATAGCGCTTCTGCATTATCAGAATTATCTACGGCAAGATCTTTTGAAGTTGTATCACAATCTGATGGAATTAAAAAAACACGAGCTGGGGTAAATGCTGGTACTTTTATTGGATTTGATCCTTTAACTCGTATGATTTCAAGAAAATCTATGTCGTATAGTGACCATTATGACAATATGAAGCACTCAAATGACACACCAAATTTCGCTGCACAAATAAATAAAGATGGCATTTTAAACACGGCTATGTATGATTCAAAAATTGTTTTAGATACATTCAGCACAGCAAGACAATTAAGTCAGTATGTCAAATCACATGATCCAGAATCAATTGCATATGGTTCAAGAACAGAGGATTATGTTTTTCAAAGAAAAGCATTATTTCAAAATTTAGATTCTAAAAAAATCAACATAGTTATGCCCGGTAATTTTCAACTCACAACTGGTTTTAATGTAAATGTAGATGTGCCATTCTTTGGAAGTAAAGAAGAAGGAGATGAAAACAAAGATCCTAGTTTATCTGGTAAATATTTAATTGTAGGATCAAGACATATTATAAAAGGTGATCCTGCGACACATGAAACAGTTATAGAGTGTGCTTCAACATCTTCTGACCAAGAATTTATAACAGAAAGTACATCTTCACAAACCGAAGCATTAGAGTCTTATTAAAATGAAAGAACAAGAACAATTTTTAGGTAGAGAAGGTTTTGTCTGGTGGACTGGTATTGTTGAAGATAGACAAGACCCACTTAGATTAGGCCGTTGTAGAGTGAGATGTGTTGGTTGGCACCCCAACGATAAGATGCGTGTGCCTACAGCTAATTTAACATGGGCTCAATTGATTTT